CCGATACTCGCATGCGTACTCGAAGCATCGCGATCCGCATTCGCACTCGACACACCGCCATCCGCGTTCGCATTGTTGTACCCGCGATAGACCACACGGACTGTGGCGGTGCTTATCCAGTACATATCGGTATAGTAGGTAGAAGATGATCCGTTCAGATTACCCACCGGAACCAGGTCCATATACTTGCCGTGCGCCACGCCTGTAATCCACTGACCGCTGTCCTTCTTGCCCTGTACCATACGGATACTGCCGTCCGGCATCCAGATGCGCCATTTGCCCACGTTGCCGCTGTCGTTCGGCAGATCCACGCCGTCCATCATGTCATACTTGTTGCCGTAGATGTCCTCATAGCCCAGGCAGCAGATGTTGTTCACCTGCACCACAGTCACCTGTCCGTATTCGTCCCGACTCTTATACCAGGCAAACTGGTGCACCAGACCGTCAATCAGCGAATTCGTAATTTTGTTGTTGATGGCATACGCTTCATCGTAGCCGATGGTGTCTGTCATCCCATGCTCTGCCGTTCCGCCTGTTGTTCGGTTGTTGGTATGCTGCCCGGCACCGCACTGTTCCTGCATGTCCCTGCGCCCGTACCGTGCATAGCTCAGATTCGCAATGCGGCTGTGCATCAGCGCATCTATCTGCTGCATACCCCGCTGCTGGCTGTAATAATGGAAGTCCGTCCAGGTCATGCTTGCCGTGGTCGAAGCTCCGGTTATGCAGGCACGCAGCTTGCTGCCCACTACCGAACTGCCCACAACGGCACACAGATGCTCCTCGTTGGCCACCCAATCCGGTTCCATGTCCTCTATCTTGTCGCTGTTGCTCAGCACCACGCAGTCAAACTCTGCCGTGTTCAGAATGGAGAAATGCAGAGCGGTCGCGCGCTCCGGAACGTCCGCTATCAGATACATGCCCGCCTCAAACTTCAAGCCGATGGTCGGCACCACGATGCTCTTCAGGATGTTTCCTGCATCATCCACAAACACACTGCCGATAAGCCCCGTACCGGGAACGCTCGGAAAGCGGACACGTCTGTATCCAGATACATCCACCTTACATACCGAATAGGCCTTGTCAGTCGTATAGGATTCCATCAATGTAGGCTTTCCGCTCATGATCTTGCGTTCACCCAGCCAGCCGCCCTGCGTTTCCTTGATCGCATCCAGCGTCAGTATAGTTGCCTCCGGGACAGGAGGCATTTCGCCCTCCGGGTAGCTGCTGTAGCAGGCATACTTCTTGTTGTTCAGATAATCGTTGATACCCTTGCTCCAGTAGAACGGTTCATACATCATCCAGTCACCCTCGCTGCCGTCCAGCTTCGCCACCGTGCAGTCGTTCATATCCTCCGCATCGGCATAGAAGTTCGAACTTTCGTCATGCAGGGGGAAATAGGTCATCACCCCGTCCGGGTTGTTCACTTCCACCTGCTGCCCGGCCATCTCCACCTTCCGGCTCGTGGGCATCTTGGTCACCTTGGCCAATACGCGGTGGCGCTTGGACAGGATAGCATTCACATGCCCGCTCATTTTGTACGTATTGCCGAATTTGTACCCCGTCTTGTTGTCCAGGTTCGAAACATTGGCATCAAACTCAATCATCGTATAAGGCGGCTGCTTGATCGTCAGTTCCGGATAACGGGCGGCATACTTCTCCAGTTCCTCGTCAGCCAGATACTTCGTCAGCGTCAGCTTACCGCGAAGGCCCGAATGCCGGTCATCCACCGCACCCGTCTGCGTGTACGTTCCGTAATCGAAATACTTCTTCAGCAGCGTTCCGTCGTCTTCCCGGTCTATCTCCAGCACAAAGCGCTCCAGCTTGCCGCTGCCGTTCAGTTTGGCCTGATGCAGGCGTTCCAGCATGGCAAACCCGTCAATGCCGGGACAGTTCGTATAGCGGTAGCCGCGTACGTTGTTGATACCTTCCAGCACCAGGCCGCTGTCCTGCAGCTTGGTCAGATATTCCAGAAACAGCTCCTCGATCGTGTCCGGCAGGCATAACTGCACAACGGGCGCACCGGTGGCCAGTTTCACTCGTGTCAGCCCCGTACCTCTTACGTCCAGTTTCTTCAGCCGCCCCTGCCAGCTCAAATCCAGGGTGGCCACGTTCCCGTTGTCCCCGTTCCGAGCAAGCTGGTTATTCCGCATGTTCACTTCTTCCAGCAGCAGCATCCCGTTCGTCGAGGCCATGAACGAACCGTTCCGGTACCCGCTGGCTTTCTCCACGCTCATGTCCAATTTCACAAGGTTCGTCAGCAAACCAAAATTGAAACCAATTGCGAATGCATCCTCATGCCATACCAGTTCCTTTATTTTAGCTGCACCGACAATCTTCAGCGGGTCATTCTCGCCGAACGAACGGGTCATCTGCAGCGTATGCAGTACATCACCGTCCACCACACCGCTGTCTGCCTGTACTCCGTTAGACGTAGAAATCTGCACACGGTACGGAATAGTCAGCCGATACTGCATCGGCTGCAGCTTATAAGCCTTGTCCAGCGATGCCGTACTCTGGTAGAACTGGGCACCCAGCGTAGATACATAGCCGTACTCCACCTGCTTCAGGTCGTACCGGCGCTGAATGAAGTAGTTCCGGTGCGCTTTCAATGAACCCTTCAGACCGTAAATCTGCGGATACGTCTGCTTAGCACCGTCCGCACCCACCGGCATCTCGTTCAAGAACGGGTACACATACTTGAAGAGTCCGCTCTTATTGTACAAGCGCGAGCACCACCGCTTCATCTGCTCCGTATCGAAGTGGTCCAAGGCCTTCTGAATGGAAAATGCACTCATAAAGCTCGTACCGCCCTTCACACCCTTGGTCATGATTTCCTCCATGAAAGGCATCTTGTTGCCCAGCATCAGGTTCCACAGCCAGCTGTTGTGGCCCTGCATCACGTAGGCACCGTCGCGCTTTGTCTGCCGGTTATCGTTGTACTTGCCTGTCAAGAACGACTTGTTGTCGCTACCCAACTGGCAGTCCCCGTCGTAATAGGTTATCCACCACATCACACCGTCCCACGTGCGCAGCAGCATATTCTTCGCCAACTGGTCCACGCCCAGATTGAACTGCACATACAGGTAATAAGCCGCCAGATTAGCCAGGTTGAAGTACTTGTCAGCCTCTTTCTGGAAGGTAGGGCTCACCCACTTGGCCGTCGGGAACTTGTCGCCGTCATCCTCATAGTCCACCCCGTCGAAGGTGTGCGTTTCCTTGTTGTATGTCAGGTTCTTTCCTGCCGGTGTTTCCTTTACGCATCGGTAAAGGAATCCCATCATGCGGTCCAGCGCCTTGTACATCTTATCGTACTTGTCATTCTGTCCAAGATGCTCCTTCAGGTTCGGTTCCTCCTCGGCATCACCACCGCCATCGGCCCAAAACACATCTTTCGGGTGGTTGAACTCAAATCCGTTGTCAAAGTTGAAGTCCATGAAGTCCGTATGGTCCGGCTCCGTTGAGGGAAGCCAGTGAAACAAGCACAGGTCGTTCGAATTGTTCAGTGTTTCGATGCAGATAGGGATATATTCCTTAGGCTGATCGCCGTTCGCCTGCAGGTAGTTCAAGGTGTCACCGGTGCCCCACTGTTCACCGCCAATCGTCTTATCCTGCCCGAATATCGGGTAGGAGTCTGATTTCTCGTTGTTCATGTTATATTGGCCGTAATACGTCAGTTCCTCGTCGATACTCTTGGCCACAAACAAGTCACACGGCAAACCGTCAATGGCCGAGCGAATGTCGTCCTTGCAAGTGTCCGAGTGGTCTGCCACATACTGCTGTGCCGGGGTGAGGATACCCATCTCCTTCATCCCATCGTTAATAAATTTGGCACCACCGGTATTGGTGGTCATGGATGAGTCTGAGAAGTCACACTTTGGACACGCCAGTTTCGCCCCTACCGAGTTCGTACGAAGGCGGAACAGGTTCTTCTTTCCTTCCGTAGCCGTCGGGCTGCTCTGCTTGCCGTTTGCGTCGATTTCCCCATAGCTCATCGTAGCTGTATAGCCCGGAGCCGTCTTCTGGAAATACCAACGCCAGTTCTTTCGCGCATAGTTTACGGAAGACGTACCCTGAATGCGTCCGAAGAAGTTTCGTGCAATAAAGTCCAGCGAGCGGTTCTCCCCATTGTAAAAGCGCAGTTCCTGGATCAGTTTGTTCGCCTTTTTATTATTAAGTTGGGCCAGTGCATCCAGCACGTTCAGCGTATCACTCTCACTCGGTACCTCGCTGCCGACAGACCCTGTACCGATTACCACAAGAATGGAGTTATGCCGTTTCTTCATCAATCCCATCAGCTTGTCTATGGAAACCTTGTCACCCTCGTTCAGCACACGGTTGTCCTCATCCAGCGAACGCACGCCAGGTTCCCCGTCGGCATCTTCCAGATGGTTGCGGTCCACGATGTAGTTGTTCAGCACCTCATCAGATGTCAGCGCCTTGTCATATATACGCACGCTCTTCACACTCAGGTCCGCACCCACCGACTTGAACTCCAATTGGCTCAGGATGTCGAAGTTCACCTTGTCCAGCCACTTAGAGGCGGCACTTTCCTCACCGTTGACATAGAAGCCGATCAGCGTGCGCTGTTCGTTCGTCTGCACGTTCGGGTAGAACACGTAGGTAATGCGGATATTCGTGCCCGGCTGGAATTTCGTACCCACCGAGTCCTCATAGCGCAGAATCTGTCCGGCATCCATTGCCTCGGTCACCACCCCGGTCAGGAACTTGGCCTCTTCCGGAGTCACAATCAACCCGTACCGGTTGCCGTTCGACAGACGACCAAGGCAGGTAATCAGCTCCGCATTCGTGTCCGTCACGTTCGCCGTGCTGTATTCTATCTCCAGAGTCATTCCCACGTCACGGATGGCAAACCCCTCCGGCTTGTCCGCCTCGTTGAAGGGGCGGTAACCGCCGTCGGCCGTCAGGGTCATGCCAGCACCCCCGGCCAGCAACAGGCGGTCCTTGTGCCAGCCGCTTCCTGCACCATATTCGTTAACACTCCACAGCACGTCCCGGAATTCCATCCGCTTGTCACCGCTCACCCAGCTTGCCGGGTTGTTTTCCGTGTTGCTGCGCCCGAAGGCGTCAAACGTACACACCGCATCCGGTGCCAGCGTAGCTTCAATGTCGGGGTGCGATGTCGTGTTCACCTGCACCTCAAGCACCGCATCACCGCACGACACACGGTAGGCCAGCGGTTCCACGTTCACATTCGTCCGCCCGTAGCTGCCAGTCTCGCCGCGCTGCAGCAGGTCTTCCTTCACCGCACTGCCCTGGTGGGTCACTTTCACGCGGGCCGTGTACGCATCGCGGTCATAGCCGGCATACGAAAAGCTCCATGCCGTGAACTGCTCTGCCACCAGCACCGGGCGTTTCCATTCTCGCTGGAACCCTGCCGCACGGTGGCTGAACATCATTCCGGCATAAGCCGTCACACCGCTGCCTGCCTTCAGCAGCGTAATGTAATGCACCTGGCTCACCACACCAGAGTTCTCATGCTGTGCGTAGGCTTCCACCACGTTCGTACCTTCCTGCATCTGCGTCAGCGGGATAGTCACGTTCTTCTGCTGCACCCCGCTGCCGGCCGAAAGACCGAGGGTAAAAGCCTGGCCGCCATTCACACGGTAGTAGATGTTCTTCTCACCGCTCGTACCCTTGGCCGTAAAGGGGATGTTCACATCGTTCCGGTACCCGCCATCAGCCAGCCCGTTGCCCACCGAGTAGGTGGTCTCCAGCGTCATGGCCACCATGGTCACCTTGGCCGTGGCCGTCTTCATCAGCGTGCCGTCCTGGTAGGTAGCCTGCGCCTCCACCTGCACGGTATAGGCGGTAGCATCCTTCAGGTAGGGCGATGCGTCAAAGGTGTAGCTCTGTCCGGCTGTCACACCCACAAATTCCGCATCCTGGAACTCACTGATCACGGTCGAACCGCGCTTCACAATCACGCGGGCTTTCAGGTCGCTGTAGCCGTCCACCGTACCACCACCGGCAGTACCCACGCCCACGGAGTATTTCACCACAAAGCCGCTTCCCAGTGCCAGGTACTGCTGGGAGGGAAGTCCCGCTCCACCGCTGTCCGTCAGGTCAATGTTCACCACCACCTTGTCATCGTCGGTGTACTTGGAAAAGCGTACTTCCTTCGAGCTCTCGCCACCCTGGTTGTCCTTCTGCTTGACGGTCATCACGTACTGGGTACCGTCCTCGCTGTCCTGCACATCCACGTCCGTCACCGTACCCACCATTGCATCAAACACCGTTCCGGATGTAGGGGGTTTCGTCTCGCCGCCCACCAGTTCCTCGGTAGGGGTACGGTTTGACAGTTCCTTCTTCAGAAACGCTTCGACATCGTCCCCGGCATAGGCATGATAGGTGCCGTCCGGCTGTTTCTGGTTCCACGGTGTTTCAAGATTCATCGGATGTTCAGTCGCGTTGATGATTCCGCTTATTTTCCTTTTTGCCATAATACTGTCCTTTTATAATAATCATTCATTTATCAGTTTTACTGCTACCGTTCCATGCGTCCGACCCGTTCCACGGCTCGTCGCCTTTCCAGTATCCAAGTCCGAAACAGCTGCTGATTGCGGACCATACCAGCCTTGCCCCGGCATAGACAGCCGACAGGGCACGTTTTCCCACATACGCAGCCGTTATTTCCTTACCGCCTATGGTTATCATCGTCACTCCTCCTCATAAATCAGATACAGCGTATTCGCATCCTTGTCTTGCAGTGCCTCGTAAGCTTCCCCGCTCATCACCTCATGCCGGTAGGCCAGCAGTCTCAGGCGGCCTTCTGTTCCGGTATATACGGCATCACCCAACAGGTAGAGCTTGTCCGGCAGGATGGCTGTCCGGTCCGCATTCATGAACATGCCGGCAGGGGGTACACCCGCCACGTCCCAGTCCCCGTACAGGGTGGAGTCCATGTGGTAGGCAAATTTCCCGGCACCGGCCACATACACCACGCTGCCGCCCGGCTTGGTACACTTGTCAGGTAAAACGTTTCCGGTCTCCATCCATGAGGAAAAGCGTGCAGTAGCCCCACCGACGGCTGCTGCCGTAGTCTGTTCCACCTTGGAAGCGGCATTTTCTGCCTTGGCTGCCGCTTCGTTGGCCTTGGTTACGGCTTCCGTGGCGGCCTGGGTCTTTTCCTCCAGCCCGGCTATGGCTCCTTCCGCTTTCTTGGCGGCAGCCTCGGCTCGGGCGGCGGCATCGCTCGCAGGCTTACCTATCAGTTCCAGGGGGACGTTCACCATTTTCCCGTCCTTCTCACCGGGCAGTGATTTCACACCGCTCAGCGAGGTGACGGTTTCCAGATCCTCCACACCGGTAGAGGACTGGAGTACACGGTCCAGCACTTCCTGAACCATTTCTTCTTGTGTCATTTCTGCCATAAGCTTATTTCTCTATCAATTGTACAACCTGTGAATAGCACCCCGGTGTAAGTCCGGAGACTGCTTCCTTTATCAGCACAGCGTCTTCAGCCGTTATATCAATCTCTCCGACAGCATCCATTATCTGCATACACAGGCGATATGCCCGTAATTTTTTGTCAGCATCCGTCTGTTGGTTACCACTCGGGCGAATCCCTGTCCCGTTGAACAGACATTGCGCTACAATACGGCTGACCAATTGTGGTTCACCATTTATATGTAATGGCTGGCCGTCAAAATCTTTGAAACAATCATAAAAATTTACTTTCATATTTATTTATATTAAGCGTGTGACATTCCCACAACAATACCATTTACTACCTCTAATTTGTAATTGTAAGTCATCCCAAAATCAAGCTTTACGCTCCAGTTGAAAGTGCCGGTAACCCCTTTTCTGTATGTATAAGAGCCGTCATTACCAAGCGTCCATCCAGTACCGTAATTGTTAGAAAGTATATCGCCGCAATACACAGCACCGTTCACATGGACACCGCCGTCAAAATATCCGGCATAGGTATTCCCCATGGCTGGGAAGGTCTGCCCGTCCGACTTACTGGAAGCATATATGGCAGCTCCTCCCGAATTGGACCCAACGACCTTGACACCGAAACGTCCTTGGGTCGCTGCATTGAATGAGACATCTACCACACCCTCCATACTATTGCTGGAGACTCCCAACTTCAAGCTGCGTGAGTCATTGCCGAAATAGTCTCCGGATTTCCAGAACAGCCGCCCGGATTCAATCGTAAAGCCACCTATCTTTCCGTCAAAGGCATGTACCGATCCATATATTTTTGCATTGCTGGTTTCAATACTCCCGTCCTCCAGTATCCTGAAGTTTCCGTTGGCTGTCACCAGTCCCTCCAACTGTATGTGGTCGGCTGTCAGCTTGATTTTGCTCACGGGCTTGCCGTATTCGTCCGTATCTTCCACACTGACCCCGATAAGGGCCACCTTTCCGCTGGCATCCTGGGCATACAGCCCGGCACCTTCCGGCTTGATCACCAGCCCGGTTTCTTTCAATGCAGCCCCGTCCTTGTCAAAAACCGCCGCTGAAATCTTCACCAGCCGGTCGCTCTGCTCGAACAGCGTGCGGTACTTATAGGCCAGTGCGTCCGCCTTGTTGGTGCTGAACACCAGCAGCGAAATGTAAATCACGCCCGTAAACGACAGCTTGAAGTCTCCCGTACCGTTCCATAGACCATCCAGCGTGAACATCTTCTCGCCGCCCGCGGGCAAGTCTTCTTCATGGCCGAACAGGTTGAAGTTCTCAAATCCGGTCTTGTCAGCACCCACAAATTCTATTTTCAGCCTTCCGGCCTTGATGACCCGGTAGCTGAACGACAGATACACCACGCCGGGCACCCGTTCGCCCTGGCTGTTCGTCTGCCGGTACTCCGGTACCAGCCGGAAGTCCTCCAGTTTCTGCATGATATAGCTGTTCCGGATATAGGCATAAGGCACCTTGCCGTCGGTCCGTATCTCGGCATGCCCGTCCGGCTTCGTTCCGTAAGGACCGCCGTTCGCCCAAATCCAGCGTCCGCCCAGGGTGAACAGCGTAGCCTTGCTGCCCGTCTTCCATTTGTCCATGCCGTCGGCAAAACTGCTGTTGTCCAGATAGCTCTGTTCTTCGCGTATTTCCTTGCGCAAGCTTTCCACGGCTGAATGGATTTTCCCTTCGGTTATCTCAAAGCGTGTCAATATGTCCTCGCCCGTCATCAGCACAAACGTACCCTTCAGCCACACGTTGTCGGCATACAGGCCGTTTCCCTTCGGTTGGTTGTCTGCCGGGAAAGCACTGCTCTTGATGCCGTCCAGCTTGCCCAGCCGACAGCGCAGGCAGCCGTTGAAGTTCTTGGCCTTCACACCGTCCAGAATGTCTATACGGGGCTGCCCGTCCTCCGTGGCCGCAATGGATATAAGGTTCTGCCGAAGCGGGTTTTCCGTGTTGCCCATCAGCACGCACTCATCGCCTGCCTCCGGCTTCACCCCGCCAAACTCGCTAACCGGAACCATCACCCCGCCGGCTATCACCGAGGCCACCTCCACCCAGTAGGATTTCAGCTTTGCCCCGCCTGTAACGGCACAGCGCATCAGGTCATGGGCCACAAAACCCGATTCCTGCTCAAACACGATGCGGTAGTTGTCGCCCTGCTTCACCACGTCCTTGATCTTGCCGTTGGCTGCCGACACCACCAGCTGGCCGCACACGCTGCGCACCTTCTCGATCAGCAGTTCCAGCGCCACCAGGCTTTGCCGGGCAGTCACTTTGTCCACCGTCAGGTTCGTCAGTCCCGTCAGCTGGTCAATCCACAGCTGCCAGCCCTCACCGGTCAGCCCGTCCACAAACTCCGTGCTGCGAAGCAGTTCGCGGATCACGGCGGTCAGGTACTCGGCATTGCCCTCACCGTCCACGATGCCGCAGGGCTTGCCGCCAGCAGCCTCGCCAAAGCTCACACCCTTCAGGAAGCGGATGGACTCTTTGGCTGTGTCCGGCTGGTTCTTGCTCAGGAACTCTTTCTGGCTGCGCCTGGCGGAAAACAGGTTGTTGTCCGTGGGCAGCGTCTTGTCCCAGCTTCGTATGATGTCCGGAAGGGCAGCGCCTTCCGTCTTTGATTTCGTATAGCTTTTCAGCGCACCGATGCTGTCCGTCACCTTGTCGAACTTGCCCACCTGCAGCGCATCGCTTATCTCGATGTCCATCTGCCCGGGTTCGTTCACCTTGCGGCTGATCTTGGTGATACGGCTCTGACGGTAGCCTTTTTCCGGGAAATACTTCCGGCTCTCCAGCTTCACCCGTCTGCCCACAAACAGGTCGATGCCGTGCTCCTCCATGTACACCGGGTCTGTCGGAGCTTTGTAGGCGGCAATGTCCAGCCAGTGGTCTTGGTTATATTCCTCTACCGCTGCCGCAAACTCCTCTTCTGCCAGCCGGTAATACTCATCCGGCATCCGGATGTTCCACAGAATATAGGTGTCGCCTGCTCGGGGCACCAGCTTGCCGCCCGGCAGCTGGGTGCCGTCATCGTAGGGCCAGATGGTAATCAGTTCAAATTCCCTTGCCGCACTGTCGTAGTTCACCTCAAAGTAGTGGTCATCGCTTTCTCCCAGTCCGGCCAGGTCGCCCGTCTGGAACGACACGCGCTTGGTCTCGCCGGCCAGCTCGTACAGGTTGGGGTCAAAGTTCAGTTCACCGTCCCGGAAATAATATACAGAGAATTTTTTCCCCCCATCGTCCGTTACCTCCTCGCTGCGCACCGAACTCACCGTACCCACCCGGTGGGGGTAGATACCGCTGAAGGCTTCCTGCTCGTAATGGTCATAGATGCCGTATTCCTCCACGCCCTGCTCGATGTACTTCTTGCCGCCGGGGAGCATCAGCCTCGGGCTGCCGTATTTCTCCGCATCGATGTTGCGGGTCGAACCTACCGGGAACAGGCGGGTGTAGAACTTGGCCGTGTTGCCGGTGTCTCTTTCCAGCGAGGTCAGCCCCTTGCCGTACCCCAGGGCGATTTCTTCCCCGTGTTCACAGCGGCACACGTTCACCGTCTGCCCCTCAATCCACCATTCCACCTTGCCGCCTGCCTTTTCCGCGATGGCTTTCAGCGCTTCGTCGCAGTACATCCCCTCGTAGTCTATCGTGATCAGCTCCGTACCTTCCACCGTACCCACCTTCCAGTCGGTCGTGTGGCCCATGCCGTCATTGATGGCTTTCACCACCATCGCCACATGCTCGCGGGGCGTGGCTGTCAGGGTAAACAGAGGGTTGGTGTCCCCGTCCGTCGTCTCCAGCACCAGGAACCGCTTGATCAGGCTCTCCACGCCGTACAGCTTCAGGTCATAGTCCCATTCGCCCTCGTTCACCTGCTTCGGGGTGTAGCGTTCCGTCAGCCAGTACCGTTCGCCCAGATAGTCCGTGTAGTCGTTCACGTCCAGGGGCAGAAAATCATAGTAGCTGAACGACAGGGAAAGTACATTGTCTCCCTGTACCTCCTTGCTTTGCGTCGAGCTGTCGTTTACGGCCACATCCGCACGCTTGGTCCCGGCTTTGTCATATATCGTTAGAAGCATATTCTAATAGCGTTTGAATGGTTATATAATCGGTTTCGGTTCCCGGAACTTTACCCGGAATTTTCCGGCGTGCACACCTTCCCTCCACAGATAGGTCAGCGGGGTGAACTTCGTGCAGTCGGCATACTTCACCCGCAGTTGCAGGTCCAGCTGGGGAAAACGGATCTCCAGCCAGCCGTCCTTTCCCTGCTTCAGGAAATTTACAAAGGCAAAGTACTGCTTCATCCAGCCTGCCTGGGTCTTGTTGTACAGGGCAAAGTGCAGCGTCACGTCCCGCGCCTCGTTCTTGGGGTTAAGAACTGCAGAGTATTTCTCACCGTCCTCTTCCCGTATGTCCACGGCGGTATCCTTCTTGGCCTTGCTCGGGGTCAGGATGGCCGTCAGGTTCTCCATGCCGCCGCGCCGGTCTTCCACCAGGAACACGCCGTATTCCGTCCAGATGTCCGTGCCGTTCACCAGCACCAGTCCGCTCAGTATATTGCCCATATCACTTCACTTTTAGTCCGTCACGTATCATTTTCTTTATCACTTCCTTCAGTTCGCCCAGGTGTCCGGCGCTCACACCGGTGTTCTCGGCTATCCGGGCCAGATGCCCTTCCGCCGTGTCCATCTTCTCCACCACGCTTTCCAGCCGGTCGTCCATGCTGCTCCAGTGCTGCAGCCCGCTGGCAAACATGCCCTCCAGCTTCGTACCCTGGTCCTGCGTCATGGCCGTAAAGCCGCCCGCTTTCGCACTCTGGCTGGTGCCGCCGGCTTCGGTCTTGTCGTAGCCCGTGGCTGCCGCCAGGTTGTCACGCAGGGCAAGGGCTTCGTCCACATACTGCATGTACTCTTCGGTCAGCGCGTTCCGTTCCGCCTCGGTCAGTTCGTTGTCCTCCATGGCCTTGCCGAACTTCTCCCACCAGCCTTTCAGTTTTTCGCTGTACATCTCACCGATCTTGTTGCTTAGCATCGCCCGCATGAAGTACTCGGATATATCCTCCGCCGCATCCTTGGCACCGTACTCCATTTTCATCAGGTTGTCGATGAAGCTGCTGTACATCCCGTCGAATGAAATACCGGTCAGACCTTCATACAGCTGGTCGGTCAGCTCCTCCAGCTTGCCGGCCTGGTCTATGTAGTCATCCAGTTTCTCGGTCAGTCGCCCGCCATAGCCGCCCTTACCGGTATTCTGTATCTGCGTCCACATGTCCACGTTGCTGCGCAGCGCCTTCATCTCCTCCGGGCTCAGGCTCCACAGGTTCCCGTCCCACTGTCGGCCAATCTGTCCACTCAGTTTGTCTATCTGTGCCTGGTTGAAACCGCCCCAGTAGTAGTTCCAGCTGTGGTGGCTACCGCTGTAGCGTGCCTGTTCCTGCGCTATCTGCAGATAGTTTGCATTCGTCTCTTTCTGGTATTTGTAAGCATCCCGGTAAGCTTCCACCGATTTTGTCCCCTTACTTGCCTTGATGGTATCGGTCAGGTCTTCGATGGAAGTCTGCAGTTTCTCGTTCCGGTCCGTAAGACGGTCAATAGCCGCCTGCACTTCCCTGGCGTTTCCGCCGATGCCGAACAGTTTGTTGAAACCTCCGAAAGACACCGTATTCAGCAATCCCCCGATACCTTTCACAAGGGAACTGCCTATCTGTTTGAACAGGTCTCCGCTGAGGATATTGTCGAGTATTCCGGTTATCGCATTGAAAATGGTGTCTATCAATGATGAGATAATCGGGCCAATACCGTCTTTCAGCAAATCCAGTATGGAGAGAATGGCCGATATGATCTGCCCGATGACTCCGGCACTTGACAGGGTCTCGGACATCTGACTGATGGCATCACCGACCTTGCCTCCGATATTCAGTTTTGAAAGACCGGTAAGCATGTTCTGGATTCCTTCAAATGATCCCTGCAAGGTTCCGCTCGCAAAGCCGTGCAACCCGTCGGATACCATGTTCAACCCGTCAACCGTGTCCCGAGAGGCACTTTTCACCTCCCCGGCAAGCGCCTTCATTTCAGAGGTGGCGTTCAGGTATTCTTCGTCAGCTGAAACGCTGGACGATTGGGCCGTTTGAAGAGCGATTTTGGTACGTTCTATTTCTGCCTGGTTACCGCTTTCAAGAGCCTTGTTGTAATCGGTCTGCGCCGCTTTTAACCGGGCGAATGCCGCTTCCTGCTGCAGTTCCGCATTTTGCACGCGTGTTACGGCATCCCCCAAAGCGTGCATCTGCGTTTGCAGCCGGGCAAAATCCAATGTCCCGTTGCCACCGGGGAGCATGCTTTGAATACGTTCAATGGCATCGTAAACGACCTGCTGGTCTGCGGCTCCCGTTTTCTTGAACTCATCTGTCTTGACATACTGTTTAAGCTCGCCAAGCAGGTTCTTCATCTGGTCTGCAAGCAGACCGGTCAAATCCCCGAACGCTGCTCCCCAGTCTATCTTCTGGGTAAGGGCTTCCATGTCCACTTTGTGCACAGCCGCATCACGCTGCTTCTCCAAAGTCAGCCTTTCACCCTGGGACTGTGCCTTGCGGATTTTCTCGGCATATTCTTCAGTGATGGCCAGTTTCTGCTGCTGGAAGGTACCGTATTCCTTCAGATAGTCACGCATGGCTTCCGCCTCTTCCCTGTACACGTCCGTCTCCGCTTTTTTCCGGGACTCGGTGTTTGAGGCACGGGCTTTTTCAAGTGCATCCTGTTGCTCACGGGTAAGTCCGTTATCTCCGGGGGATATGCCGGCTTCCTTGTTCTCACGCTTCCAGTCGGCTTCCTGCCGGTTAATTTCTTCTTTTCTCGCGTTATAGTCATATTCGATTTGCGCCAGTTTCTTCTCGGTGCCGTCTTTCATACGGTCTATCTCTTCCTTCCGGTTTTCAGCCTGCAGGGCAGCAAGATCCTTCGCCAGCCTGCGCTCTGTGGCAAGCCTTTGCTTGGCTTCCGCTTCCGGATTCTTTCCGGGCTGTTTGGGGTCGATATGCCCGCCGATATTTCCTTTCTTGGATGCTTCTGCGGCTTTTTTTACCTCTTCCTCCGCTTTTTTCAGATAACCGTCTCGTTTGTTTTCGGCATTTTTCAACAGTATGTCATAAGCTTCCTGATCATGTTTCTTAATGGCAGCCTGTGCGTCATAGAACTGCCCGGATTCTGCCATGTTGGACTGTATGATATATTGTCCCCATTTCCCGAAAAAGCCCATGGCGCTTTCTGCCTCTTCCGGTTTCTGTGCCTTGATTTTATTCACCTCTTCATCGGCTTCTGCAGCTTTTTTTACAAGATTTTGGACATTGGCCTGGTGCAGCAGAACCTGTACATAGTCCTCGCTCTTTTGGATAAGGGTATCATACCATTCAGAAAGTGTTTTATAATACCCGAAAGATTCCCCGTACTTGCGGTTCAGTTCCTCCACCTTGGCCTTTTCCTGTTCCTTGCTTCCGGTGAAGTTCTTTATTTCATTGATAACCGATTTCAGCTCAAAGCGGGTACGCACCATCTGGGCACGGCCGTCCTTCTCTATTTCGGTCATTTCCTTCAGCGATATGTTGAATTCATCCACGCCTTTTTTGGCGCTGAACAGGTCTTTCGTCCAATCCCAGATTTCGTCACCATACATTACCAGCAGCATGATGCCGGTGGTCATGGCCGTCTGCCAGGAAAAAAGTGAGGAAAGAACCTGCTTCCATACCGGTGTGCCTTTCTTGCCGGACTTCTGCAGCTCATCGTATTCCTTGCGGGCACGGGCCAGTTCGTCCGTAAAAATCGGCAGGTTGTTGGATATGGCCATGAAGAACATCTGCGGTCCCATGGCCAAGGAAGGCATTTCACGAGCCATCTGCTGGATGCTGTTATGAAGTCCGTTGAACTGGCGCTGTGCATTAGGTATATCTGCAGGAGTGACCTGTACAGATTCCGATTCGTTTTGCAACATTTTCAACTGGGCGCGCAATTCCTCAAGCTGCTTCTCCAGTGCATGGATCTGCGCGATATTGGCACTCTGGTCCAGATTTGGGGAAGCCGTCTCACCGGCAAGGCGCAGCCTTTCCAGTTCAGCCTCCAACAGTCTGACGGTATTACGCAGTTCCAGTGCCTCACGCTCGGCTTTATTCATGCCGGGCGTAAGGTTATCCTTCATCAAAAATTCAACTTCTACAGGTTTACTCATTCCAGTTTGCTTTGATAAAATCCTACTATATCGTTCGCTTCATCCTCAGCGCTGCGCTCCGGGTGGCTGTCACACTTACCGCTGCCTCCCTTCTGCCGAACATATCGCGGAGCGTCGCTCAGCATCAGTATCAATGTCTGGTAGTTCACACCGTCCAGAATGTAATCCACACTCCAGCCGGTCGCGCTCGCTATCTGATACACGAAGCCGAAAGGGCTATGGGAACCTTCATAACGGGTCCTTAACTCCCCTTCCTTGCCTGGCTCAGTCTCGGACTCATCGGGTTCGCCCGTGCCGCCGAGCTGATAATACGCATAAAATCCTTCGTGCCCATCAGGCGCTCAAATGTCCTGAACAGGGCCGTCAGATAGCGCCAATCGACAAAGTTCCGAAGCACCCACGCCGTCACACCGATGCCTACATGTCGCGACACATAGCCACGGCACACCGTATAGGCCAGCAGACGGCTCACAGCCTTGCCATGTTCCGCAACAAAGGCCAGTTCCTCGGTCTTGTCCTTCGGCTGCCACCCGGGTTCTACCCCCATCTTCAGGTATTCCCTCGCCAGCAGAATCTGCCCGCGCAGTCTCGGACGCTTCATCGTCACACGCACCTCCAATGGGCGTTTCAGCCAGGTGAGCTTCCACCTTTTAAGAGGAACGGACACGCCGCTGTCCAGCAGCGCATCCGCACACTCCATTTCTATCAGTTGTTCCAATCGTTTGTCCATTTCCGCTTAAATTTAGCCTGCAGAATCCGCAATCTTATACGGGGAACCGCCTTCCGTTGGTTTGTTGATCTTCAGCTCGCATTCCACCTTCGACACTTCCGTCAGCGTCAGCTTGCCGCCCAGGTTGGCCAAAATCACGCCGTTGGGTATCGTCATCGTCTGACCGCTCACAAACTTGATTTCCCACTTGCCCGATAACTGGATCAATTCCTCCGGTGCCTCCCACGAAGTGGGTGTTTCATCATTCGGAGCCAGCTTGCCGCCAAGCACCGCCTTCAGGTTCTTGTAGTCCAACTGAATCAGGTTAAACGTGGGGCTGATCGTGCCGTTCTTCTGCAGCAGGGTAAGCACCGGGGCATCCGGCACTTGTTCAGCCTCAATGTCCACGCTCTCCGGCTTCTGGCCGCCCCAGTCCCAGCTGCCTTTCTCAATGTAGCCCACAAGTTTGTCGCCAAACTTCACGCTGGCTATGCCATAAATAAAATTCTTGTTCATTGTCTCTTTACTTTGAGGGTTAATAACACACCGGCCAATAAGCCGGCCAATACACCTGTGATAAACGTCCGCATCCGGTTCGGAGGGCGTTTTTCTTCCATTTGAACGTCATTCGAAGTTTCACTATTGGTCTCACTTCGGATGCGTGTCAGCTCTTCTTCATACCACAGCACCAACTGTTGCAGGCTGTCACACGAGGCTTCGGCCACAAGGTTACCGCTACCGTCAGTTCCTACAATCAGATTGGCCTGTCCACTCTTGCCACGGTACACGGCACCTTCAGGAAGCTTACGGAGGCTGTCCGCCGGTATGGTCAGCTTCACCGCACTCGCCGGTATCCCCGCCATCATCAGTCCCGCCCGTCGGCTTCCGCTCGCGCTGTCGGCGCTTGCCGTTTCCGTCCGGACTTCCCGGTTCATGCTCTTTCGGTGGCTCGCGCAACCTATCAAGCACAGGGCAATCGTCGCGATGAGGACAGTTCCCGGCAGTATCAATAGCTTTTCTAAGACGGGCCATCTCGCGCGTATTGCGGGCCAGTTCCTTCTTTGTTTCACAAAATTCATCTTTTAGAGGTTTTACAATATTTTCCATCAAAATACGGGTGGCATGTTCAGCGTTATCTATGCGCATAGCTTCAGCACCGGCCTCGGCCTTCATCGCTTCCGCTTTCGCTTTTCTCACAGTAGCCCGCAAGGAGCCAATGGTCGCCACCGTACCAACCAGGCCGCCGCCAAGGATAATGTTCATAAATTCGCTCAAGTCCATACCACCCGGTTTTATTATTGATTAATACCTATTTCTTTCAACCATTCCTGCACATCAAAACTCGGACAGGCTTTCGCTGCCAGTTCGTTGTGTCCTACAATGCGTACATCAGGAAATTTCCGGTGAAAATCCTTCACATACTTCTCCAGTGCCTTTTTCTGACAGCCGGTGCGGGTGTCTTTCGGGGTCTTACCGTCTTTTTCCACGCCTCCGGCATACACGATGTGACGGCTTACACTGTTATATCCCTTGGCTCCGTTGGTCACTTCCCAAGGGTCCACCTGTGCATCCTCATTGTTTTCTACCAGACGTTCCACGCCTCCGTTCAGGTGGAACAGGTCGGTATAGCCAACCTGCTTCCATCCTCTTCCTCCCTGGGCAACCGGAGATGTATGCCATTTGCGGATGTCCGCCGATGATACCTCACGCCCCTCCGGAGTTGCCGTACAGTGAATTACCAAATACTTCAACTTTCCCATATCTTTTATGCTTGATAGCTACTCATCATTGCAGCACCGGCATCCTCTTTCTTTGGCATAGCAATGAAATAATGACGGTAGTTAATTAAATTACGCTGGTGTTGCGGATCAGTAGAAGCTTCACTAAAATACATGCGGGTGCTCCCGGTAGCCTTGAATACACGCTTTGTATAGAAAGCAAAAGAACATTGGAATTCCCCAGTTTCCGGCTTTGCTGCCAATGCTTTTTTTGTACCGGCAGTCGTGTAGATTGGGTTATTGGCATACTCATAGATGTCAAATCCATACAGTTTTCCGATTTTACCTGTATTGCGGTCGATGTTGTACTGTTCTTTGAAACTCTGATCTACAAGCAACAGGTCATTAACATGGTCTGTACACAATACCAGACGGCGGTTGTCTGCAGGTACCATCAAGTTATCCAAAGTTGCTTTTAATGCCACAAGATCATTCGGGATCAGACGAAGACGATTAGTCCCTTCTACTTTGGGTCCTGTTGTCTTTAACACAGGAGTAGTAGCCGTATTGTTCTTTGCACAGAAGCTATGGGCTGCTTTCGCAAATTTCGCATCATTTATAGAATTTGAGTGGCTCTCTTTGACACGCTGCATTTTATTATAGCTGATGGCATACAGTTCATCATCTGTTATAGGAGTTACTTTGGTCTGGAATTTATCCAGTTTAATGGCAATATCTTTGTCATCCAATTCTTGGATTTCAATCGGATAAGTCGTATTATTCACCAATACTTCAGGGTCAACGCCAACATCTACCAAGTGTATCACATCATTTTCAACGATAGAACTTTGATCAGGTATCCCATCCAACCAGCTCCCTTCCAGTCCAGCACGAAGAGCTTTAACCAATTCACCAGTCCAGACTTCTTTTAACACTCCAGCACGAAGAATAGAAGCAGTATCCGGCGTATATCCTACCAACATACCCACTGCATTCATTCCAATAGCGCCTGCTATAGGGGCAACTCCCAGAATAGAGGCAAAAACGGCACCGGTCAGCGAATTGAACAACAGTGCCATAATAATCATTGTTACATGCTTCATCATACTTTTCTTTTTTTTAAAGTTCACACTCAAATCCGTATTCTGCCTTATACAATCGCTTGTACTCATCCGGATTTTGTTCTCGCAGTTCCAATAGCGCATCGCCAGGTACTTCACTTAACTTTGCGTATGTAGTGGGTAGTGCTGAAACACGACCATTTACGTTTGTCAAAACTGCCGACAGCTTCACCTGGGGCTGCATGGCATCAAGCACATTCTTCAGTTCATCGGCACCGACCTTCTTGCCAAGTTCGATAAACTGTGTCTTCTTGTCTTCTCCCAAACGTTTTTCCACCACTGCCTTTTCCACAAGACCGGTAATACGGGCCAAAGTCAGCTTCTCGTTTTCTTGTTTCAGGGAATCATTCTCTGCCTTGGCTGCTTTCAGTTCATTTAAGGCTCGATTAACATCAGCCTCCGTTGCCGTTTCCGGCAGCCCCAATTGAAGGGCCAAAAGTTTCAGTTCCATTTCTTCTGTTGTTTTTTGGTTATTAATTAGTGGCAAAGGACAATCACCATCCTTTCCCAATGTGATTTGCTTCCCATCCTTCATCAGTACGATGGCATCATCATTGGAACCTACGTCCACCAGTGATACCTCATACAGTTTGCTTTTGGTTATTGTCGGGCTGGTCTGCCCTTGCAGCAAATGTTCGGGCTGGTCACTCAGTTCCAGAATATCTATTCCGGCACTCACCATTCTCAGGCTGCCGAATTCAAACTGTTTCTTGCATCTTTTACTGAGGTCGGTTGCTTCGTCAAACACCAGTTCCCCGGTTACCTCACCATCTTCCACCCGAAGGTCCTTCACATAGCCAATCACGTTCCCGCGTTGGTGCATGTACAGCAGTACCGGGTTTCGGCAATACTGCTCCACACTCATGCCCGATGTCAGCACACGGCTTCCGTAGCTGTTCAGGCTGTCGTTTGAAATTCTTACACGTTTACTCATTTTCTCATGCCACGCCTTTATGCATTGGCGCTGCAATATTACAGAGCACTTACCGGGAAGCCAAAAAAGTGTGCAATGGTTGCACACTTCTATGAAACCGTTGCACATTATTTTGGCTGCAAGCTGATAAGCGGACAACTTTGCGAATAAATCGGGCAGGTGCAAGGGACTCCGAAGCCTGCCTTTAACCCTATATTCTTTATTATATGACAAAGGCAGAAATCGAAAAGAAAAAATCTCTTGCACGCTCACTGTTCCTTTCCGGCATGGAGCAGACCGAAATTGCGGAGAAAGTGGACGTATCACGCGTCACCATATCAAAATGGTGCACGGCTGACGGATGGAAAGAAGCAAGGGCGGCAAAGAACGTCACCCGGCCGGAACTGGTAAACAAACTCCTGCTCACCATTGATACACTCATTACTCAAGTCAACGAATCAAACGACCCTGCACTTGTAGCCGGTCTCGGGGACAAACTGGCCAAACTTTCAGCGGTGATCGAAAAGTTAGACAAGAAGGCCAATGTAGTGGATGTCATTGAAGTATTCATGGCATTCTCCAAATGGATTGAATACCGTTCAACCATCGACCCGGAAGTGACTCCGGAACTGGTCAGGGCAATCAACAAGTACCAGGATCTGTATATCACCGAACAGATGGGCATAAAATAAAACAGCTATGGCAACAGCAGCGGAAAAGAAACAGGCATACGAACAGTGGAAGGAACACTGTAAAAGAGTACAGTCCATCACGGATACGGCTTTGCTTGCCAACGAGACACCGGCACAAAAGGACAGGCGTATTCTGCGGCTGCAGGGTAACTATGCCGCGTTCTGTGAATATTACTTTCCCCACTTCCTCACCTTGCGTGACAAAACCACCGGGGAAGTCATACGCACCATCCACAATGCACCGTTCCACAATGCGGCAGCGGCTAAAGTAAAAGGTACACCCAACCTGAAGGCAGTATTCATGTGGCCGCGTGGCCATGCCAAGTCCACACACATGGACATTTTTGTTCCGCTGTGGCTGATGTTCCAGCCCAAGCGCCTCATCAACTTCATGGTGGTGGTCGGCAAAAGCGAAGATTCAGCCACGCGTCTGCTGGGAGATATTCAGGCAGAACTGGAGCATAACCAGCGCATCATTGCCGATTTCGGCAAGCAGCAGGGAAATGCCTCCTGGCAGGATGGGGAGTTCAAGGCAGCCAACGGGGTGAAATTCCTGGCTTGCGGACGCGGACAGTCTCCGCGTGGTCTGCGCGACCGGGAAGCACGTCCGGACTACATCGTCATCGATGACTTGGATGACGACGAACTGTGCCGCAATGAGAAACGGGTGCATGACATTACAGACTGGGTGAAAGAAGCCCTTTTTGGTGCACTGGATGTGGGTCGGGGACGTTTTATCATGGTCGGGAACCTCATTTCTAAAAACTCGGTGCTGGCCAATCTCACCAAGACAAAAGGGGTACATGTATCCGTCATCAAGGCCATAGACAGGAACGGTGAACCGGTATGGCGCGAAAAATGGACCAAAGAAGAAGCGCAGGAATACAGGGATTTCGTAGGCTACCGGGCATGGGAAAAGGAGATGATGCACAACCCCATCGTGGACGGCACTATTTTTCGGGCAGACTGGATTCGTTACAAGAAACTGCCCAGGCTGTCCAAGTATGAAATGCTGGTCTGCTATACCGACCCCTCTTTCAAATCGACCACTTCAAACGACTACAAGGCTTGCCGCCTTTGGGGCAAGATTGGGAAGGAACTGCACCTTATAGACTGTTACGTCCGGCAGGATACCGTTTCCGGAATGGTACGGTGGCTTTACGACCTCTACGAGCGTACACGCGATACGGCAGCCGTCCAGTTCTTTATGGAAGCGAACTTCATGCAGGATGTCATTCTGGATGAGTTTGAGGCAGAAGGAAATCTGCGTGGATACCAACTGCCCATCATGCCGGACAAACGAAAGAAGCCGGACAAGCTCCAGCGCATCGAAGCGGTCTCACCATTATGGGAACGCGGTTTCGTATTCTACAATGAGAAGTTGAAAGAATCGCCGGATATGCAGACCGGCATCGAACAGACCTTGGCTCTGGAGCGTGGCAGCCGTATTCACGATGATGCACCGGATGCCGACGAGGGAGCCATCTGGATGCTGCAGCGCAATTCAAGACAGGAGAGTTTTCAACCGGTGTTCGGCAAAAGGCCGACCGCCAAAAATATATGGTAACATGATACAGCTGATTAAAAGAATGATTTTTGCATGGCGCTATAAACGTGCCGTTGCCCGTGCTTGCAAGTATGCCAAGCTCTACGGAAGAAAATACTACGTCCTGTATATGGGCGGCAAACTGAAAGTTGTCCCCAAAAGGAATATCTGCGAACTGATTCACCGCCACCGTTTCCGCAAGGGAACCACTATCCGGGATATAGAAAAAATGGCATTGTTCATCACTAAATAATAAGGTCATGTTCATTACAGAAGAAGATTACAAAGTTGTCATCGGCGACAACGCATTGAAGGTTATTTCTCAGGTAAGCCCGGAAAACCGTACCAATGCAGAAGCGGAAGCCCGGGAAGAAATTGCCGGTTATCTACGGCCGAAATACGACTGTACGGCCATTTTCTCTGCACAGGATGAACACCGGAACCGGCTCATTGTCATGTACACCTGCGACATTTCACTTTACCACATGAGTGCAGCCATGCCGCAAAAGATGGGAAGCGAGATACGCAAGGAACGATATGAACGGGCCATCAAGTGGCTTGAAGGCGTACAAGCTGGAAAAATTGTCCCTGATTTGCCCCTGGCTGTCGGAGAGGATGGGCTTCCGTCCGGAAATTCATTTGTTTACAGCTGTCAGAAGCAGCTTCATCATAACTGGTAGGACTATGGATATTAAAGGCTTTTTCAGCGGTATGTTTTCCAATAAACCGAAAAACGTACTACAAACGCCATACGGCAATTTTAATCTGACCAAGGGGAAAGACATCAAGCGGGTGCAGAAAATGGTCATCGACCTGCAACGCACCACCGATGCACTCACCCGGAAGGACATCAAGAACTGGCGCGATGCCTGGCAGTATGCCATCAATGTGGACAGCCCCAGCCGCCAGCGCCTGTACGACATCTACCGGGACGCGGAAATAGACCTTCACCTCTCCGGGTGTGTGGAGCAGCGCAGAGGTTTTGTCATGGCACGTTCGTTCAAAATCGTGGATATGAAAGGGGATGAGAACGAGGAAGCGGTTCATTTCTTTGACCAGTCCTGGTTCAAGCAGCTCATGCGCTATGCCCTTGATTCAATCTACTGGGGGCACTCGCTCATCGAATTGGGCGACCTTTGCACTGACGGCGACGGCTGCATCTGTTATTCGGATGTGAAGCTTATTCCGCGCAAGCATGTCATTCCTGAGTACGGACGTGTCATAACCGACCTCGGACAGGACTGGACTACCGGTATAGATTACCGCCAGCCTCCTTTTTCCGACTGGCTCATTGAGGCCGGCAGACCTGACGACCTCGGGCTGTATCTCAAGGCTGCTTCACAGACTATTCCAAAAAAGAACATGCTGGCCTTTTGGGACACCTTCGGGGAAATATTCGGGATGCCCATGCGTATAGCACGTACCACTTCGCGCGATCAGAAAGAGATTGACCGTCTCGACAAGATGCTGCGTGAAGCCGGAACCGCCCTCTCCATGGTGGCAGGAATGGAAACCGAAATCGAATTTGTGGAAAGCGGCAAGGGAGATGCATTCAATGTCTATGACA